TTACTTCTCCCATGAATCTAAATAAGTAAGTACTATTAGCCTCGTAACTCCAAGATAGTCCAGTTAGGTCTACTGGTGTTACATTAGCACCAGTAGTTACGCTGCTTGCCAGTGATGCAACAGCTATATAATTAAGTGTAGGACCGGTATAACCAGTATAACCAGTAGCACCAGTATAACCAGTATAACCTGTAGGTCCAGTATAACCCGTGTATCCTATTGATGTTAATAAAGACCATTTACCCGCAGATAAGTCCGTGGCGAATGTTCCCGCAGTATGATTACTAGTGCAGACGTATCCGCTTCCTAGTTGTTGAACGCAATCATTAGATGAATAAACTGTACTGGTAGTCCATTGTCCTCTCCAAAGATACTGAGTGCCACTACCACCAGTATAACCGGTGTAACCTGTATAACCAGTAGCACCGGTGCTGCCTGTACCTGTGTAACCTGTGTAACCTGTTGGACCTTGTATGCCTGTATATCCTGTGTATCCTGTAGCTCCGCTACCAGTATAACCAGTATAACCTGTTGCGCCAGGAGTACCAGTATAACCAGTATACCCTGTAGGTCCTGTTCCACCAGGACCAGTATAACCAGTATAACCGGTGGGTCCCTGTATACCAGTATAACCAGTATAACCAGTAGCACCACTACCAGTATAACCAGTATAACCAGTAGGACCTTGTATACCTGTGTAACCAGTATAGCCTGTACTTCCTAGTCCTGCTGGACCAGTATAACCTGTTGGACCTGTGGGTCCTGTGACTGTACTTGGAGTTCCTGGACTTCCAGTGTATCCTGTATATCCTGTTGGTCCTGTTGGACCAGTAACATTACTAGGATTACCCGTCGGACCAGTATAACCAGTATAACCAGTTGGTCCTTGAACACCATTACTTCCTATGACTCCAGCACTACCTGTTGCTCCAGTGTAACCAGTATAACCTGTTGCTCCGGTGTTACTTGCACTTCCAGGACTACCAGTATAACCTGTGTAACCTGTAGGACCAGTATAACCCGTATAACCGGTTGCTCCTGGGATTGTGCTTCCCGTAGTACTTAGTACTGTGAGTATGTCTTGTTCTAGGAAACGTATATTGTTATTTATTAGATTAACCAATTGTTTCCTCCCTTTTCATTTTAACAGTCTATTGCATTACTAAAAAAGTTAACATCCTGTTCTTCATAAATAGGAGTTCTAACAAGGTTAGTTGTTGGTTCTCCTTCTTTTAAGAATTCAGGATTTCTTTGAACTAATCGTTCTGAATAACCAGTCAAAACTGGTTCTAAATCTGGAATTTTTATTAACACATAAGCTTGTGCTCGTGTTATTTCTCCATTGAATGTAAATATTCTTTCTAAGTCAGGAATCTTATTATTCGCACTTTCTAGTCTACTATTTGCACTAGCATAAGGACTAATAGTGACGATTGTTGTATCGTTGTTCTTGTTCCAAGTCATACTTGTTATTGCCCAATAATCAAGGATTAAACCCTTGAACGTTATATCTTTTTGTAATGCCATAATTTTTTTCCTCTATTGAAAGAAGTCAAAGAACTTACTACTCGAAGTTGTTGCTCCCGATAATACGCAAGTCCAACTACTTGAACCTGTTACTGTAAAAGCGTGAAGAGTATAACTACCGAACGTAGTAACTGTACCACCAGAACTACTTGTACTAACTCCATCAGAGCCGTCTGTTTTGTATGCTATGATAACGATTCCGCTTCCACCATTACCACCGCCACCACCTACACTACCACCTACTCCGCCACCGCTACCTGTGTTAGCTGTAGCTGCACCTCCTGTTCCTGTGTCGCCACATGTTGTACCTGCGCCGTATGCTGTCGCACTTGTTCCTTGAACTTGTCCTTTGCCACTGTTTCCTGCGCTGCCGCCACTTCCGCCTGCGAATAAGCCACTTGCGCCGTATGCTGTGCCGAAAATGTTGCTATAATCTACTCCTGCGCCGCCATTACCACTATGGTATCTGTCGGTTGCGTCTGCTCCTGCTGCTCCTGCTCCGCCGCCTCCACCCGCAGGGTAAGGGTCTTGTATATAGTTGGCGTTTCCACCGCCTGCGTTTCCCTGGCCGCTATGTCCGCTACCACCATAAGTTTGGACGTTCGTGGCTGCTTTTCCACCGCCACCACTTCCCCCAGAATAACCATCATATTGTGTTCCCGTTGGTTGTCCGCTTTGTCCGCCGCCTTCTGCGGTTTGGTCATTAAAAACAGAATCGCTTCCTTTAAGTGATTGTGTCGGATAAGCGTTTCCACTTCCTCCAGCTCCAACACTTAAAGAGTAAGAACCAGTTGTTACAGTATAGGCAGAATTATAAATTACTCCACCTGCTCCTGCGCCACCTGCTCCCTGGTCTTGCCCGCCTCCACCACCAGCAACAACGAGTAACTTTATACTAGCCACTTTTTTATGCCTCTATAGTGTATGCTATTAAATCCCATTTAGTATCTGCAGCATTCCACATAAAACCCATATACATCGTCTTCGACGTAGTAGTCGTAGTTGGAAGTGCATTACCGAGTGCCCGGTAATATGTTCCGAATGTAAGTGCTCTTGGTGTAGCGTTATCCTTGATTCTGATTATCATCTTCTCACCTGCTGCGGGTGTTGAGGTTGAATGATTTAATATACTTGATGCTGTTGCTAGTGCTGTGATTTCGAATACGTCATAAGTACTAATCTCGGGGGTTAGACTTGATGATGCTAATGATGCCGTATTATAAACCCTGGGAGTGTTTCTTTTATTAGTCCAAGTAGTTGTACTACTCGCACTAATTCCATTATCTGGACCAGTATAACCAGTATAACCAGTAGGACCAGTGTAACCAGTATACCCTGTTGCTCCTTGAGTGCCTGTACCTGTAGGACCAGTATAACCCGTATAACCTGTAGGACCAGTATAACCCGTGTAACCTGTACTACCTATTCCTGTAGGACCTGTAAAACCAGTATAACCCGTAGGACCAGTATACCCTGTATAACCTGTAGCTCCACTACCCGTAGGACCAGTATAACCGGTGTAACCTGTTGGTCCAGTCATTGTTGCTGTACCTGCAGGACCAGTATAACCAGTATAACCAGTAGCTCCTATTCCACCACTAGGACCAGTATAACCAGTATAACCAGTACTTCCTGTTCCTCCTGGACCAGTAGGACCAGTATAACCAGTAGCTCCTTGTAAACCATCATTTCCGGAGGGACCCGTAGGACCAGTGTAACCAGTATAACCTGTAGCTCCAGTCATAGATGCTACTCCGCTAGGACCAGTATAACCAGTATAACCAGTAGGACCAGTAGGACCCGTAGCACCATCGCTACCAACATTACCGGGAACATAAGGAGTCTCAGTGACCCTAATATTTGTACTTGCTATTTGAACGCTACCCATCTTTTACACATCCGTACTAAGATTAACACTGCCCTCAAGATAACGAGTCACAAAACCATTCTTAGTTAACTTTAAATCATACACGCCAGTACCAAAACTAAGACTAGTAGTTATACTAGATGGTACTAAGATTAATATTTGACCATTACTAGGAGACGGAATAGTCAAGTAACTACCCGTTGTTGAACACGAAAGAATACTAGTGCCGCTTTTAGCACTCTTAATATTAAGAACAGCACTATAACTAGTTAAGTCTATAGGACTGTTTTCTTCATCAAACAAGGTCAGCGTCTCTTGCCACGTATCTCCTTGTTGAATTATGAAATTATATTTACCTGCTATTGCACTCATACTAGTTCACCATTATTAAATAAAAAATAAGAAGGGGGCAAAAACTGCCCCCATAACAAAAAAGATTTTATGCGTCGTAAGAATCTACTATACAAACTCCTGCAGCCCTAAGAACCTGGACATCGTACTCCTCAACACCCACGATATTCGTGTGTCTTCCGAGTTCGAATCTCTGAGTCCTTATTGTAGGATTAGCTTTCATAGCTATACCAAACGCGGGTTCACCAAACTGGTCTACACCAAGCATAATCGCCTTAGAGACACTTGAAGAAGGTGTTACCTGAGTCGTCCAATAGACTTCCATACCATACAAAGTACCAAGCATTCCACCATAAAGTGTCTGCGTTGTACCAGCCTGATTAGCATACGAGAACTGACTAAGCTTTGATAGTTGTCCAAGTTGTCCTGGAGAAACCACGAAGTACCTAGGTATCATATACCCCGTCCTTATCTTTGTAGCAGCATTAACCACTGTAGCGAAATCAAGCGTATCACTTGACGCTAGGTCAGTTGTAGCTGATTTACCAGCAACCATCACAGTATTACCTGGAGAAGCATACAATGCTGTTCTTGCAACAGTATCTCTTTTAAGAGCTAGGGCGTAACCTATTTTTCTCGCCATATCAGTAGCAACATCATAGAAAGCACGTCTTGCTTCTTTATCAGATAGTTCATACGCGAAAGCGTACTCGCTAGGTGTAAAGGTAACTTGTGTCGTAGCGTAAACTGCAACAGTTACATCATCTGATTCAGCTACCGCAGCAGCCACAGCAGGCGTACTATTAATTGTTATCTTTAGTGTGCTTCCTGCTTGTCCTAGAAGGTCGTTGTAAACTTTTGCGAATCTTGTCAGTACTAGATTTTGCTCTAGGAATTGCAAGAGTTGCGTAGACCACACTGTAGGATTTATATATCCTGCTACTGTGGTGTTCTGTCCCGTACCACTGAAGCCATTTGCATCAATGGCATTCATTATCAATTGTTTATTATCCATAATTTCACCTATTTTATTCTCTTGGTGGTGATAATCCATAATATTTATAGAATTGCACCATACTCTCTTCCTCAATAGCTTTCATCTCCTCAGGAGATAATTTTGCTATATCAATAACTCTTCCATCAGAGAGCTGACGACTAGTAGGACTCACAGGCACTTGTGCCTGACTAAATGGACTCTGACTCGTGGCGACGATGCCTCGTTTCTGAGCTAACATTTCTTCCATTTCCTTACGGAATTGGGCTTGTTGTTCAACTAGTTTTTTGTCTGCTTCTTCTTTTAAGCGAGTCTGTTCAGCTTTGGACTTTTCAAGTTCCGCCTTCATACTTGCTTGTTCTGACTGTAATTTCTCAAGAACTTGCTTTTGCTCGAACTCCTTAGTGACTTCTTCACGAATCTTCTTAGCAACCGCTTCATTACTAGACTTAGCCTCTTCAGCTATCTTAGCATTAACCTCATTCTCGAGCTTAGTTAATTCTTCTTTGTTAATAACTGTTTCCATTTAGTCACTTCCTTTTCTGGACTCCATATCCTTAATCTCGACGAGGAGTTTATCGTACGCTTCTTTTAAACCATCATACTGCTCCTTAACCCTTTTCTGGTCAAGTTCACGCTGACGTATAACATTCTCGAACTCCATTTGTTTCAAAGTATGATTAATCATCGTTATTTCTCGATGGTTCTTCATGTACTCTTCATTCTCTTCGAACTTCCAAGTGGGCTTATTAATCTTATAATTCTCGGGTCTAAGAGCAATCTCATTATTAATATTCTGCAAATCATTATGCCTCTTCAACATCCCTATTGCTTCAGCTAAGATTCGTAGTTGTTTTTCTTGGTCGCTTAGTTCCTTTTCCCACTGTGTTCTATTACTTTGTTTGTTTTGCAGCAAAAGCTGTTCATTACTATTCAATTCCATTCTCTTCACCTACTAAAAAATTTATCCTTTCCTAAAATCCCGAGTATTTCCTTTCTTTCCACCAATCATAGCTTCATGTAATGTACCATTAAATACTGGTTTCTCGGAACCCACAGCACTTGGTCCCATAGGAGTATTACCTGTTGGGTCTCCAGTTTGTGGTCTCATCTCCCTAGCTAACTGAATATCTTGAACCAACGTATCATTCATCTGTTGTTTCATAGCAGAATCCAACTTACCTTCAACAGGACTAGGATTCAAAGATATATCCGTCTCCGCAGGAATAGCATACGTGTTTCTTCCTATACTTTTATTATCAATTTCTTCATTCATATTTACTCACCTATCTTTTACAAGGTCCCACGAACTTGGATAATGCGGTATAATCCGGTCAGTATCCACAAAAACGGGGACTCCATTATTATCAAGGTCCATGTACCAATACACATCACTGTGCTTATTATCGAACCTTTCATCATACCAAAAACGGTATTTCTTAACAACATCAATTCTAATCAACGTACAACCAAGACCAGTACCATGAATCGGCTTCAAACCCTTATTAATATAATCCGGTATTTCTTCTTTTCTAAGCAAACGAGTACCCATGGCTAGTACGTCTTCTTTGTATTCTTTAATGAATAAACAGGGAACTTGTACTCCGTGTGTACCTATGAAGTAAAGACTTCCCACGACGGGTTTAGCCCATTTAATCAAATTCTCAACCGAATCCCGGGGAGGAATTAAATCTGATTCTACAAATAATAAGTAATCAAATCCTTCATCAATTGCTTTCTGTCTGGCATAATTCTGAGCATTACAAAGTGCTTGTCTACTATTACCACCACGAGGCACATGAATGAATTCTTTATAACCTGCACGTTTAGCCTTCAGATAATAATCAACAGTGGGACTATTATCAATCACAATTAATTCGTAATTAGGATACGTGAAAGCTTTGACTGCTTCATAACATTTCGGGAAGATATAATTCTTTCCTTCGTATGTTGGTATAGCGATTAGTACCTTTGGATAGTTATTGCGGATGTGGGATTTCATTAATACTCACCCCGTGCTTTTCGCTGAAGTAAATCGCGCCTTTACTTATGTTAGTTGCCCAATCAGCACATGGACGAATACTACTATCCTCAAGACTACCTGGTTGTTCAACTAAGTACTTGTCACTATCTTTTACATCTATGAACATCCAGAACGGACTAGTCAAACCCTTAAGACTGGCAATGTAACAGTAGTCTACGTGTTCCCACGCATTCCTATAAGTCTCATCATAATAACCAATCTCATCAATTAACTTACGAGTATGCAATGTAAATGCACCCACAATATGAGGATAAATACCAACTTCGTAATTATTAATCTTCATAACTCTTTGACGAGCCTTATTGTGATTGCCGTGCAAAGCAAAGTTAACATACTGATAACCAGTATTATTCACTAAATCAATGTACTCCGCAAAAACATCTTCTGATACGATATCTATATCGTCTTCAATCGTAAAAATATAATTATAATTCTTATTATAAAAATACTTAAGTATTTTATTCTTACTAGGACCAACGCCCAGATTCTTTTCGTTAACGATGACAGTTATGTGTTTGAAGTTAATCCCTTTGAAGTACGCATCGTACTTCTCACGGTCCTTTAAACTACAGTCATCAACAATCATTATCTCAGTTACATCTCTACCATTTTTTAAAAGATTCTCGAAACACTCTTTGAACCTTTCAAATCTCTGATAGGTAACAATACCTATTCCGATTCGTTCCATTTCATACACCCTTTTCTTAGGTGTGAGTAACTACGCGTGCAAGACTGTCTTTCGGATTCTTGTTAACAGCAAAAGTAAACCCGAGATAAGTCGCTTCATCAATGACTTCATCATCCATCTTATCAGTCCACGCTTCAATACTCATACCTTTTACTTTATTAATAACATCAGCATAACTCTTATCGAGGACTCCTCGAATCCAGAGTTTACCATTCTCATAAACCGCCTGAATACTCTTAATAAAACCCTTAGCTTTACCTATTGCGTTCATAATTAATCCCTTGGTTATACCTGGTTGCTTAGCAATCTGACTCAATACCTCGTGGTCTAAGTCGGGAGCACCACCACCAACATTATTAATCTGCTCAGCAATATTAATCAAAGCCCTTTCACTAAAACGTGCCCTTTTGTATCCTTGCTGAAAAAAGCCCGTAGAGGCAAGTATACCTTCAAAAGTAATCTCGTCTCCACTAGCATTTACGATTAGTTCATTTTTGTTCTCAAGAGCAAAACAGAACAACCTAGGAACTTCAAAATCAGATGTATTAGCAACTATTCTTCCATTGACTTCATGCAGTCTATTCTTTACAGCATTCCAAGCAATAGAACTAGCTACTGCGTCTCCCTTATCTTTTACTGAAGCATAAACTTTATCATAAAAACTTTTAATTTCTGGAACTTGTTCTAACATCGTTTTACCTTTGTGGTTTCTTGTTTGCCTTGCTTACTTCCGAAGAGCTTTGTCTTTTACGACTAGGCATCTGGTCACTATCCTTATTACCTATACTACCCTCATTCCCCGCACCAACCATCTTGTTAGTGGCTTCACTCATCTTCTGTGCTTGTTCAACTGGGTCAACGAATAACTCTTCAGTCTCGAAGGTTAAACCATTTTTCTCCATTAACTCAGTAATCGCATCATCACTCATCTGTGCATTCTTCGCAACCTGCACCATATCAATAACTTCCTTTAACTGACTAAAATCAAGAGTATTGAACCTAAAACGAAGTTTATCATAACCTAATTTCGGGAATAAATCATAAGTACAAAAATCCTCAATAGTCAACTGAAGACTCCTAATCCTGACATTCATCTCTGAAGTCTGAACACTACCATTACTACGACCACTTTGGTCTGCTTTACCCATACTAATAGGAGGAACCTGAAGTAACTGCAATATTTGGGAGTCACACCAGTCCATGAATTGCTGAATCGTACCGCCTTGTTTACTAAAATCATACAAAGCATTAATAGTAACTTTACCTTCCAAAATAATGGGCTTCCTAAGGTCTTTCTCAGTTGCTTTCAACCAAGATAAGAAATCCTGGGCTTTAGTGTTATTCATCTTGGACTCAACCGATATAACTGGTCTTAGTTGATTAGAACTAAACAACCACAATATGAACTGTCTAGCATAATCCTTAATCATAATAGTATCATACAACACCATCAAGTCACTGTCACTCCAAGCATTCGTATTCATCTCATCAAGTTTAAAATGAGCAATCTCTTCAGGATTCCACTCCGGAAGATTCTCCGTACTCACATCACCAACATACTGAGAATAAGAAACAATGTCACCATTCCTCTTACTATTTATTTTCATAAAACTAGTTTCAAGAACATTAATATCAGTAACATCATCGCCCTTCTTGACGATTTCTAAGAAAGAATTTTTAAAGATTAAAGCCTGAATCAACATATTCTTCAAGACTTTATTAAAACGAAGCTCCTCAAGTTTCTTAACCGCGTCCTTTTTAAAACTACGATTATCAAGGGACTCGATTCTCCAAGAAGTACCCATTAATTTATCAACAATACTAAGAATAGCGCCCTTAACTACTGGGTCATTTTTAATAATCTGGTACGCACGCCAAGGGTCAAACTGAGGACGTTTACCATATAATAGACCAAAAACAGGGTCACTTTGCACTGTATAATCTAGTGCGTTGCCGAGACTATCAGCATTAGAAATTAGTTGTTTACTGTTATTATCCATTTTGATTATGCACCTTAATTACTTGAACAATGGTAACAGGGATTAACTACCATCTTTGTTCAGAGGTAATTAAGGATTTAGTGAAGCCCTGCGAAAAAAGGGGTGGGGACGTCATAGACATACTAATTTACCCGAATCCTTTTCGTGTAGAGATTTATCTCCTTCCCCAATACATAATACTACTACGACCTACCTTTATAAAGGTTATCCTTAGTAAGCCTTGTATGATGCCTAAAACCATAAATCTCACTAGTAATACTAAGTCTACAAGTATAAAGACGGTCTAAGTTATCAAGATAAAACCTAGTATTATGAATAACCCTGTAACACATCTCATCAAAATACAAGTGTTGCTCTTCCTTACTCATAATCCCGCCAAGGTAATCTTCGTTACTTTCGCGTTTAATCTTCATCATCATCCTCATCCGGGTCAAAACAACCATCATCAGGACTAACACGAGCCTCATTACCAATCGCAATACCCCTGTAATACAAGAGCATCTCCCTGTGCCTACCATTTATCTCGTTCTTAGGAATCCTAAAACCTTTCTTCATAATAACTATCTCCCGTACTATAAACTGACTCCTCAGGCAAATCATGAAACTTAAACAAATCCTCCTCATCCTCAACAAAAAAATAACAAGACATCACGAACGAATCAATTAAATCATCAGTATAACCAACCGCGTGCATAATATACGACTGCCGATTACCCTCATTCTGTTCCAAAGACATCATCTCGACTTCCAAAGGAGAATCCTTATAAGACTCCACTAAACCCTTATTCACACTAGACCTAAAAGCTCCGTACTTCTTAACCTTATCAGTCCTAAAATTCATCGGTTGAACATTCCAACCCTTCTCCAACATAATCCTATTCAAAAAATCCCCAGCAGGACAATCATCCGGAACAATCCTCTGAACATTAAACCTAGTCAAAAGGTCCGCAACATCATTAATCAACGTCAAATCCTTACCAACCTCATAAGCCCTGTGATAAATTCTCCTTATGTGATTGTCTGAATCCATAGCACTAATAGTAATCACCGTCCTACTAGTTACTTGTCCTCCGTAATCAATACCCATATCACACTCAGACCCGTAAGATTCTAGCATCTGATACGAATCCGTGAAGATAGGACGCACCTTATCCGGATTAAAGTAACTAATCTCTCCCTTAACAAACCTGCAATAATAAGCTCGTTTGACTTCATCAGTCTTACCATCCTTAACCATAATATCAATAGCTTTCTTCACACTCGCATAGTACTCAGGATTCTCAATTTTAATAGCATCAATCGTATACATCACTCTGGATGCGTTATGTTCAGTGAATTCATCATTCGGGTCAGCCATCCTATAAAAGAAACCACTAGGAACCCAAGGAGTACTAGTATATATCCTTATCGCATTCAGCGCATTACCAGTCGGATAAATATAATCATCAAAAAACACATCATCAATCCTATCACTTTTACCCGCCTCATCAACTATGACGATACTAAAAGTCTCACCAAGAACAACCGACGTAGGCGGATAGGACTTAATCACACTACCACTCTTAGAATCCTTCAAAAGAAGACCCTGGGACTTCTCACCACCCTTAAAAGTAATAGTAGTAGTATTATTAGCCTGTTGATTATCAATCAAAACCGAAAAATACTTCTCACCAAAAATACTAGCGCCCCTCTCATTCAAGTAAGAATCACGCATAAAACGGTCACCCTGACGTATGAATAACTCAATATCATGCAGTAACTTCTTAGCCTGAACATCCGAAGCACTAACCACACCAATCACAGTATTATTCTTAACATTCTTCTTAGAACCAGTGTACTTGTTAAAGACACAAACCCACAACGCGAAGATAGCAATAGCGGTAGACTTCCCAATCTGACGACTAGTTAACGCAATAAACTCCCGCTTCTGGTCACCATCCACACTAGCCTGAATCCTCGAAAGAAAATCAACCTGCCAAGAGTACAACTTAATACCCAACATCTTCTCACTGAACAAAACAACAGACTTACTACACTCTTCTACAAGCTTCCCACCCTCAGGAAAACGACGAAACTCATCCATACGAAGAATAAAAGCCTCATCCACCACAGTCTCACTAAGACTCATTCCCGCTTAACCTCAGAACCCTCAACACGCTTAACCACATAACAATCCTTAACAAAAATCTTAGCAAAACAACTAGTACAATCCATCATACCCGACCCAAACATAGCCCAACTACCAACCTTATAAGTCCTACAAACATCACAACCCGGACTCTTCCCCTTAACCTTCTTAGGCTTCACCACAACAGTACCAACTATACCTTCCTGAACATCCATCAAAAATCAACCCCTAACCACAATCCTACTTTCACGCCTCTTCTCACCACAACGGTCACAAACAACAAAAAAATTACCCTCAACAACATTAACAGGCTTAGGCTCAGCCAACATCCAACAATCATAACAAAGACTCAAAGTTCCACATCCTCATCACTAACCAACTCTTCAACCTTAACCGGACTCATCGGCGCAACATGACCATACCTATCCCTCTCCCGAGCACTAGGCTGATACAACGGCGACAACGGAAACCTACCTAATTCAACCTTAAAAGGCAACCTAGTAAGAATCAAACTCCCAAAACGCCTCTCACCCCTAAACAAACCCTCAACCGAAGACCTAGGAACACTCAAAACATCCCCCGAATCCAAAATAACCAACAAAGCCTTCCCCGAACCACTTAACTTCAACACACCCACAAAAAAAACTACACCAACCAACACATTTAAATACTAGTACGTTTCCCAACACACAATTAAAACACACATGTGCTTGGTAGCACTGTAACATAACTGTTCTAGTGTGGGTTTTTCTGAAGTTATGTCGTAATGCCATCATCTTTATTATATATAATTAGTTATAATTATTATATAATATTATTATTTATTACTATATACAACAACATAACCAACACTATATACATATATG